ATTGTTAATTTAGGGGGGCAAATATAGAAAGATTTCTGGTCTGCCATATTTATTTCAGGTTAAGGAATTTGATTAGGAGCCCCAAAACGAAAAGTCTTAATTATTAAAACGAAAGGTGCCGTTTTTTTATTTGCACCTGATTTTTCAATCCCAAACGGACGCTGATTTTATCTTCATTCTCATGGAAAAGATAGTTGTGATTTTTTTCTACAATCATAGAAGGAATGTCTTCCCGCTGTTTACTGAGAAATGGGAAAGTCAGCCCGATTTGTAATTTTGGCTGATACTTACTGATGGTGTCTTCGAAATGATTATAGACTGGAGCATCGAGTAATGCCTGGTAAGCAGATTTAAAGATCACCGTTAGCTGGGTGCCACGGAACCCCCCGATTTTTAGCAGGTTTTCAGCGACAGGAACTTCTTCATAACTTAACCAGGCCCCGGTGGCCAGAACATCCAGTTTTAAGATAGAAGCCTGATCGATACAGGTTTTCAGATAAGCTTGACTAAATTCTCTGGTCAATACCAGATCATCCTCGGCAAAAATGACATAATTATCATTGATATGTGCTCTGATAATTTGTTTGGCTGTGTTATATAAGCCGTCATATCTTAATGCAGTTATTGCACCTGAATAAAAATGGTAATCTATTCCATGAGCACTCAGCAAGGGAGTCAGATCAGCCTGTCTTTGTAAAGACAAGCTGGAAGCTGTAGTAGCAACGTTAAAAATCATACCCGGGTAAGTTTAGTAGCGCTAACACCTTCCGGACCATAGTGTAGTTCAAACAAACCGTAATCGTTGATTCCTCCCTCTATAATATAAGTGGCTGCAGTTTTATTCGCTAACACTGGAAAAGCAGTTTCATTAGACAGAAAATCATTCGGATCAACTATGTCGGCAAAAATACCCTGCAGTACAAAGGGGATCCCCTTATAATTTCTCTCGATGCTCATTAATTGTCCTTTTATCTCACAAAAATGTACTTCGATTGTGCTGGAATGAATCCGTCCATAATTCATTTCTAATGTTGAGTCGTGTAAAACAGCCATAATATCTCCATTAAAAGATATTAGAGTGGAATTTTTCATTGAGCCAATGGCAACAGGCATTATTGAACCGTAATATCCTGATGCATTGATCGTACAGTTTGATATTAAGTTCAATGCTTTCTGAGGATCTTTTCCATTCGTAGTGTACATCGTTATCCGGTAATCAAAATTTGCCGTATTATTTAAAGCATGATCGGTCCTTCTCAGGATAGTCCCCTTTGTTGAGGCCAGTATTCCATTGTTAAAATTCCGTATTGTATAAATTAACTCATCGGTAGGATAAGTGGTAGATAGGGCAACCTGATCTAATGAATTAGTTGCGATGGCAGTGACTATCAGAGGCTCTATATCCCCTGAATATACTTCCGATCCGACATATAAATATTCGTCGGAGCCTGTAACACCTGGTTGAATTTTCAGATCACCATAAACCATAGTACTTTGGAAATCTGTGATCAGATATTTTTGTCCCGGTATCAGTGTCTTTTTTTCAATAATCGAATTCAGTTCTTCATAAGTAACATTGATTAATGGCGAACCGGTCCCTGTAGTCTTTACATTAACTTTTATATTGGGATAGACACCAGTTAAACTAATATTCTCCCCGGCTCTGATCACTGGGAGGTCGTCAGTTTTAGCAAGAATACCGTTGAATTCGGGCAGCACAAATTCTGTGTCGCTTGAAATTGTAGTAGCTGGTCTGATTACCTGGTGCAGATCATTTCCAGCGTTTATTTTTATTGCAGTAGAGCTTAAGCTTCCACTGATATCCATATCACCCGAATTGTTTAAGGTCAACTGTGTACCGGTATATAAATATCTATCTGGTAGGTCAGCAGACTGATCAGGAGGGGTGGTATTTAGGAATAAAGATCCGTTTTCAATATTGTAGATTAATCTTTCAGTAAATCCTTTGCCCGCAGGTCTATCATTAAGATCCAGATTAAAATCAATACCTGTATCCGTCTTAACCCTTTCGGTTCTGATGTCCTTCTTAAAGATATTTTCAGTACTGAAAAAATTTTTTGTGTGCAGGTTTGCTTTCTGCTCAGCACCATGAGCTGTGAGATCCAGGATATGACTTTGTAATGCTTCTGAATCTGCTTTTTCATCGAAACGGATGTCCAGATTTTCAATGTTGCCTGCCGGGATTACATTATCTTTATGCCATAAAGAATCCCAGGTATCCAGAAATTGTTGTTGTGTCGGTTTTAAACCAGTTTTAAACCAGTTCTTTATCGTATTTAAAGGTTGCTTTGCCATTTTTTATTGGGTATGGAACAGTTTTTAGCTTGAGATCACATCTATTAGGTAGTTGCTTCCGTCAGTAGTGTCAGAGTAATGCCTTTTGGATCGATGTTCTGTAAGTAAAGAAGACCATCACTGCCAGATACGATGTTTAAAGTACCGCGCTTATCTGCAAGTTTGCTGATCAGCATTTCATTATCAACTGAATAGGAATTCCCATATACTTTTGCGTATATCCCCATAAGATTGTTTCCCCATGCCTGAAGATTCAAATCAAGATAGATTATATTTCCTTTAATATAACAGTTGTAAATGGAAAGATTTTGGGAAACAATCTGCCCGTAGCCCATATCCAGGATTGAATTATTTAGCGTTCTAACAATGTAGCCTCTAAATGCTTTTATTGTAGCATCTCTCATGTCTTTTATAATGACTGGCATCAACTGATTATACTCACCCACAGCATTAATAGTACAGTTCTTATACATAATTAGAGCCAGTTGCGGTTCACCGTCATTTGTTTTATATAGGGTTACTCTATAATCAAAATTGGCTGTATTGTTATTAGGAACATCTGTCCTTCTGAGTATTGTTCCTTTGGTAGAAGCCCATAAACCGGCATAGAGGTTCTGCATTGTGTAAATGATCGTGTCGTCAATATATACCGTTGATTTCGCAACAGAATGGACTTCTGTTGGGCTAATCGCGGTAACAATCAATGGCTCGATTTCACCAGAATAAGATTCTGATCCAAAATAAAGTGTTTCTCGGGCGGGTTGCCACTCGGTAGGAGGTACTATAGTATGCGCAGCGTAAACAAATGTACTTTGGAAATCTGTGATCAGATAATCCTGTCCGGGAACTAATGTTTTGGTATAGTGTAAATCCTTCAGCTCTTCATAAGTTACAGGTATTACAGATGCCCCCGAACCCCCACCTGTTGCGTTAATTGTGATATCGGGATAAGTACCTGTTAAATTAATATTGGTACCGGCTGTGAGTACTGGTATATCTTCAGTTCTTGCCAGTGTACCACCTGATGCCGGAAGGAACAATTCTGTATTGGCAGTAATCTCCGTTGCTGGTTTAATGACCTGGTGAAAATTATCAGTCGTATTCAATAGAATCTCATTGGTGCTCAGACTCCCGGACAAAGCCATGTCGCCGGCATTATTGATCATGAATTGTACGCCCTTATATAGAGGCTGTTCGTCAGGTCCCTGGTCGGGGGGGATAGTGCTCAGTGATAAAGTTCCATCGTCAATTCCATAGTTTAACCTGCCGGCAAACCCAGGGCGGGCAACTTTATCATTCAGATCCAGATTGAAGTCAATACCGGTATCAGTTTTTGCCTTGGCAACGCTGATGTTTTTTTCAAAGATATTATCTTCTGAAAAAACATTTTTTGCGCCGAGACCTGCTTTCTGATCGAGCCCGTGAGCTGAAAGGTCTTTAATGTGGCTACTTAAGGCATCTGCATCCGCTTTTTCATCAAAGCGAATATCCAGATTCTCAATTTTTGAAGCAGGGATGATTTCGTCTTTATGCCAGAAGGAGTCCCAGGTATCCCAAAATTGTTGTTGAGTTGGTTTAAATCCGGTTTTGAACCAGGTTTTAATGGTGTTTAAAGATTGTTTTGCCATTTGTGTTGAGCGTATTAATTGATTTATAGTCTAAACAAAATTGATTTTTTGGACATCTGGATTAAAGGCTTATTCTGGTATGATAATAGCCCATCCTTTTTGGAGTAAAGCAACTTTGGCTGCATTGGAAACAGATGTTCTATTGACCATTTCTAGCTCTGATCCATTCCAGTTTTGATTGTTGGTAATTTCAATTCTGCCATTATATCTGCCAGCCTTATCTAATTCAATTAACAAACGATCCAGTTCTGATGATGCGACATTTGAATAGGCCAGTTTTATATTGGTCGTATCTGATAAATTTTCTGGAATTGTTGAGAATTTTGCCCACCACTGAAAAAGAGTATCGTTATAGTTGTCCGAAAGAGAGCCCAAGAAAGTAATTTCAAAATATTGAATCTTTGCTTCTGGGTGTAAAGAAATTTGCCTTAAGTACGTGTTGCCGTTAACTGTAGGAATGAAAGAAGGATTATATGTTATGTAAGATCTGATTTCGATTAAGTCTTTGAGAGCAGTACAATCCAAAAGGCCTTTGTTTACTTCAATGATGTTATACTGTGCGAAATATAGATATTGCAGGTTTTTAAATGAATTAATGAAGTCCTTATTGATCTCGAAATTGGAAAATTTAGGTGTAACAAGAAGATAATATATTTCGAACCCAATTTTCATTTTCTTAACTCCTAGTGGGTTGAGAATGTATTTTATTATCTTTGTTCCACTTTGTTCGCCCAGGTACCAATTGGTTACGCCTCTTCCTATATATTCTGAAACCTTTGTTTCCGTATTATCTTTATTAAGATGGAATATCTGAACTATAACATCTTGAGCTATATCTTGATGCCATTCAGATATTTGAAAGAATTTATCATTCGGTAAGGAATAATTAGCAGGACAACCATATAATCTGCAATACTCAATGGTTTGTTTATCTGATAAGTCGATATCTCCAATATCAATGATTACAGGGCCGACAGGAGGAGGGATAGTAATCACATTATAAGGTGATCCTTTTGAAATATATAAGGTATTTGCATCTTTTTCTGTTGCAGGTAAAGCAGCGTACTCATCAGTTGTGACCTGTCTGATTGTTTTAATCAGGTTTGTAGGGTTTCCGCCTGTTGGTACCGAAGAGCGTACTAATACATTCCAGCGGATACCATCCGAGTAATAAATACATTTATCTCTTGAAACGTATAAGAAGCTTCCTTCTCCAGGCACTAATTCAGGAAGATCATTTACAGAATTTACGCTCAATAACCTATTTCTTACCCCCCTTTCAGTACTCCAAAGTGTTCCATTTTCGTCTCTTTCTATAGCGCCGTCTTGTAAATCCGGAGTTAATATTCCTGCGCGCAGGGTAATACCAGAGCTAAAGGACCAGCGGACTGTTATAATCTGTGACTGTGATTTGATCCAGGTCCACCAGTTAAACAATTTTAACCTGCTTATTACTTTATTGTCTTCTGTTACAACATCACTGATTTGTGTCTCAGGATCACTGGCAATTGCAGTGTCCTGCAGTTTGTTGAGTTTTGCCAATAAAGGATCGGTAAAGGCATTTGTATCTGGATTACTTTCATAAGCTGCTTTAATCTGACTGGCAGACATAGCAGCATTCAATAAATCGGGGTCACTGATTTTAAGATAGGTCGCGTTTGTTCCTTTTGTTGTTGCTTTGTATAACGCCCAGCGTCCATCCCCATCATCGATAACAAATAGGTTCATCGGTAATGTTGTGATATTAAATGCATCTCTGGCTGCTATATTGGCAACGGTTATTTCTTTGAAACTATCAGCAATTTTCTCGTAAAGCTTCATGAAAGTATCACCATCTTCCGGGACACCTGCCTTTAAAGCAGCATCGTAATTTTCTAACGCTATCGTTATATCCTCTCTGTTTGCCTTGATATTCAATAGCTGTTGTAAGCCATCAATCTGACTGATCGGATGGGTATGATTTAAATCTGCTTTCGAGGAGAAAAGATTGTGATGTGCATTTCCATCGGTCAGATGACCAGTAAAAGCTTCCTGATCGGCTTTCTCCTGAAAACGGTTATCCAGATTTTCTATGGCTGAAGAGGGGATAGTCTGGTCTTTATGCCAGAAACTATCCCAGGTATCCCAGAATTGCTGTTGAGTAGGTTTTAATCCCGTTTTGAACCAGGCTTTAATAGTATTTAAAGATTGTTTTGCCATAATTATAATTTCGTGGTGTAAGCATATGTAAGGAAATGGGGAATTGTATTAAAAGGCCGATTGTTACCCTCTGTAAATAATGTTCAATCAGATGAGATTCAGCATCCTTAATGAGTAGGTTTTTGTGTTATCTGCTGCACGAAGATTTTGCCTTACATCGTTGATTACTGGTGTGCTTTTGCATTATTTTTTGTCCTGAGAAAATAATCAGAAATCGGCGACGGTTATTTTAATATTTTCCTATTATTATCCAAGTTGTACCAGTTGACTGAATAGTTACCGCCCCATTGGCATTATTAAAACTATATGTTGAAAGTCCGTCAATTAATTCAGAGTCATAAGGTTCAATAATCGTGTTATACACACTATCGCTATTCGTTCTTTTAATAACAAAAATGCGTCCTGTAAGAGTGGAGGCCTGCGGTAAACCAACGGCTGTAACATTATTTGCAGCATTAGTCAACGTCGTATAATAATTTGCACTTACATAAGGATTTGGAACGTTATTGTGATTTAATATAGGTAACTGAACTCCGTTTGCGCTAATAGCATTTGCACACCGAAAATCAGTCGCATACAACAGAGCACGAACGTATGTAGTATTGGTAAAAGTGGAATTGCTAAAGGTGTTAGTCCCATAAAAAGTATTGCTACTAAACCAAGTATTGGCTGTTTGCAGATCTCCTTTATTACTTAAAGCAGTGTTAACTGCTGTAGCACTTGGAGCGACCGTAGTGCTTGGCGTTAAGTTGTTTTGTACTTTTGCATTAATGGCTGCGGCTTGTGCTGTACTTACAGGCTTGTTGGAATCATTTGTGTTATCTACATTATCTAAATTTAGATCACCACTATTTAGCAATACTGCCCCAAGCTTACCATTGACAGAAATTACACCACTTTTAAATTCGGACTGAGGGAAACGACGAACTGTCCCATCTGATCCCAGAACCATTAAACTATCATTTTTACTTCCCAGAGGAACATTTTTAATTTTCACCTGCCCAGGGAATGTTTGTGTTTGTGCATGGCAAATTGTTGTTGTCAGGGCAAAAAACAGGGCCAATATTAATCTAATTTTCATCTGTTGTAATTGTTAGTTTTTTGAAACTTGTTAATTGGTTCCTGTTTCCTCCGTGGAATCTGGCTGTAATAAATTTCTTTAGAGCCAGCTTAAGGCTTTGCGGATACAAGAACCCGGGTTCATTAACGAGTTCTGTTAATTGTTCATTTGTATATGACATAATATTTGTTTTTAGTCTACAATTCAATTTGTTCGAGTATGGTATAACTGGCCTCACTACTGAGTTCTCCACCACTGTATTTGGCAGTCACCATTTTGCCCGGACTTATAAAACCCCTAACCCAGTCATTTACCTGTAGCTGGTCTTCAATATTCCCCTGGGCTTTGAATATCTGAAAGGAACCAAATGAAATCTGGCCACTTGTTACTGCCGAGATTGTATTATCTGCACTTATTTGAATTCCAGTCCCTTGCTTAAGTAGATCCTGCTTACTAAATAGTTTTTCAGTAAGCTGGCTGATATCACCAATCTGATGCTGATGGTTCCGATCAGCTTTAGCTGAAAAAAGTTGTTTATGCGCATTTTCATCGGTCAGGTGACCAGTAAAAGCTTCCTGATCAGCCTTCTCCTGGAAACGGTTATCCAGGTTTTCAATAGCGGAGGAGGGGATAGTCTGGTCTTTGTGCCAGAAACTGTCCCAGGTATCCCAGAATTGCAGCTGTGATGGCTTTAAACCAGTTTTGAACCAGTTTTTAATGGTGTTTATGGATTGTTTAGACATGATTAAAGTTTAATAATATAAGCCATTGCGAAATATGGAGGCATATTATTGTGTGGCTGATCTCCACCTCTGTCATCAGTTAAATTGTTACTATAATCACCATCTTTATCTCCCCATATCCTGGAAACAGCTAGCCCGCCTCTGCCAGCTAAACCGTCTCCTTTACCCATAGGGGAGGATGGGCCATGTCGGTGTTTAGGCATTTCGTCCTGGGTTAACCTGTGATCTTTTTCACCACCCAGCTGACCTACATAATAAGAACTGCCGGCGCCAAGTACAAAGCGGTCTCTCAGGTCTGGTCTTCCGGACTGTCCGTCACATAAGGCAAAACCTGACGGGATTGTCGTAATTGAGCCACTCCAGATCAGGATGCACCCCGCGGGTAATTTAGTCTCGACTTTATCATTCAATAGCTTTACTGCCCTGGAAGTCGCTAATGTGTTTTCATCGTCCAGATCAATGGCGGAGCTGCTCTGATTGGGCAGGTTTCTGAACAGGGAAAGCGGTTTTAATCTCATCAGAGAAGAAAATGGAATGGCAGCTGTTCCAGTACCGAAAGTGACGTAACGGGTGAAAAATACATCTCTGGTTTGTCCGTTCTCAAACGATCTGGTCTGCTTGTCTTCACGGATAATTAAATTACTTTGTGATAAGCCACCACGGAATGCTATTACCTCGCCATTAATGACAACATAGCCATCAGATACCGAACTGCCAGATACTGTACAGCCGGAAAGAATGTAGTTATCACCAGCCAGGGCTGCGAGTCCCTGCAGGCTCTTATAAGTCTCCTGCATGAAGTTTAAAGTGTCGGTTTCTAGTGGAAACCCGCCGGTTTGTTGAAAATCTATATTGTTCATATGGTTTCTATTGTATATCGTTTACTTGCTAGTTTGTAAAAATCAACCAATGCGATTAACTGGTAATGATTGGTTTGGGTATTGAGTTCGGATGGGATCATGACCTTAAAATCGGTGCCTGTATCGGCGAAACTGGTGCTGGGCTGTAAGTATAAGCTGCCCAGGTAATGAGGCTGGTTTTCGGCCATTGTATAGAGATAAGTCCGTTTAAACCGGTTACCGTCATCGATGAAAATCCTTCTTAGTTCTGCATCAAACAGGTCGTTAAGAACTTTTCTCAGATAACAAACCTGTCCGTTATGATCTAGTTTATAGAGGTTGTCTTCCCGCTTGATATACCAAAGCTGATATAGCATGGAGATAGGGGTAACCAACGCCTGGATATAACCTGTGATAAGATTTTTCCTGAGGAAAGTTGGCAGTAATAAGACTGCAAGCTTTTTGAAATCTATTTTATACCACATAACTTAATCCGTTAAAGTCTACGATTTCGAAATATCCTGAAACTGGTATCTGGCGGACATTAATTTCTTGTGGTGTACCATAATTTTGTGTATTTGCATCAATCCAGCTGCTTTGTGCACTGTCAACATGAGGGATCTCTACGCCCGGGATCAATTGCAGCTTATCTACCAGATGAGCCAGAATCAGTTCTCCGTTAAAGGGCATTTCTTTTAAATATTGCTTTATTGCTTCTTCTACAGGTTTGCCTCCCAAGGCAATACTACTTCCATCGGCATCCAGTAATAGGGGATCGCGGTAAATCCGCATCTTTAAATAAAGCTTGTCTGGTAAAAAGTTGATTACGGAGGTTCGTACTCCAGCATCCCTGATCTCTGCCAGGTAGCTTTCGAAACTTCCTTTTTGTGCAGCAGTAATTGGTTTTAAACTTCCGGCAATTTCAGTGGCGATTTTTACAATCAGGCGGCTGTCTGCTTCTGCTTCAGTTACTGCAGCATATTTAATAATTTTACTATTTTCAATTAAATCTGCAGGCATACCGGTATTGTTATAATAATCAGTATCCTTAACCAGTGGAGAACCATATTGAAAAGCCAGTGTTTTTTCTCGGTACCAACGTGCGGTATGTGGTTTTAATAACGATATTTTGGTATCTGTTTCTGCTTTGTGAAGGTCAAACAGTTTTTCGAGTGTGTAGATGGCATAAGCAATAACAAATGTTATCAACCGCCAGATGGCTACACTACTTGTACTGTTGAGTACATCCAATTCGGAATTGGTCTCTTTTGCCCGAATAATTTCTGCTTGTATTTGTTCTATGTCTCTTGCCATAATTAGCTTACTATAAAATCGTAACTGATTGCCCAATAGTCTATACCCTCGGGTCTGTTAATTGTTCCTTCTCCGGTCTTGCTGAATCCGGTAGAGGGGATGTTTTTCATGCTGATCAATACCAGCCTGTCGGGGTTGTAATCTGGCAGGGAAATCAGCGTGCCAGCCTGCAGATCCTCCGTATGACTGGAGTTATTAAATACAGCCAGGTCAATAGCATAAATGGCAGTACCATATACATGTACAGAAATATCCCACCAGGTCTGCTGTTCGTAAATTTTATACTGTTTCATATGCTCCGTTTAGATTTACTCCATCTTCATTGATATCCAGTTCTTTGACTGAAAATCCGTCAGCCTCAAGCTGTACACGGATGTCACGGTATAAAGAGCGGTCTATAGCTCCGTTTTGCGCCCTGCTGATATCGATTCCTACCTGCGGAGCTTCTTTCCATTCTCCCTGTTTGCTTTTTAAAATCAACTCTACCTGCTGGGCATCAGATTCTTCAACATAGAAGTCACCTCTGACGATTAATGCATCATCATCTTTAATTAGAATGTCTTTCATTTTTATTCTATTGTCATGTTTATAGTTCCTGTTACAGGGCCGTTAGGACTGACCAAACCGCTGATGTAATTCAACTTTAGCGACTTGATCTCGGTAATCACGGCCTGAGCTATGGCATCTGAAATTCTGTCTAAAGAGGTATTTGCATCTTGTTCTTCGCTTTGCTCAGCCTTGATGGCGTCTTTAATTTTCTGCTTTAATCTTTGCTGGTTTAAACTCATTTTAAAAAGCTTTTAAATCGGTTTTCAATAGAGGTGAACTGGGCTTCGTTGATTAATTTGATGGTTGGTCCCATATTGGTTGTGAAAGTCATTGCTTTAATGGCCGCAAATAAATCAAGCATCAGCTTTTTTAAGGTTTCCTGTTCCTTTTGAAGCAGGAAACCTTCTGGGGTCATTTCAAACCTGGTTTTTTCGACTTGAAAGCTGGCAGCGGTGATCTCACCTGTATTGGCTATAACAGCTGTCTCCTTGTTGATAAAAACCACGGCAACCAGGCTGTCTTTTTTAGGAAGAAGAAGAAAACCTCCGTGATCACTATCAGCCTGCAGATAAACTCCGAAAATCTCTGCACCGCCATCTATTGGCTTTACATCACAGGTCATTTCCTGATCGTCAACTGCAATTACCTGGCAGATTTTAGTATATATTTCGTCACCGGTCTGTGCAAGTGCCTGTATTAATTCTTTCATAGATTACGCTCCTGTTTTATTCATATTAATCTGTGGGCCCAATTCGATTTTTTGACGATAGCCGCTGATCCCGAATTTGACCTCATTCTTTTTAATCAGGTAGGTGCCTGCCGGGCCATCTGTGGGGTAGATCTCAATCATATCACAAGGATTGACCAGGGGCTCTCCAAAAGCCTCGAAACTGCCTTTCAATCCGTCTTCTTTATAAGTATCCAGAGATTGCTGTGCATACTTGGTCAGATCTTCCTCCTCCAGTCCGTCAATCCTCAGTTTAATAATGTCTTTTCCATCTTTATCACCTAACTCGACTCGTATTTCTTTGTGTTTCTTATTGAAGGAGACTGCAACAACTTTTGCTTTTACATTTGACCTGTCACGATATTCGAAGCTTTCTGTAATAATGGTTTTTCCCGATGCAAACCTTACCTTGCTGCGGTTGTCAAGAGGATACTTCAAACCTGCATAGAGAATGTTTTCTCCGTTAATTTTGCGGAAGTAAATATTCAGTTTACATTTTTCCTTTATTTCCTGCAGTTCTTCAGAAATAGTGTTCTTGGATACGCGGTAATCACCAATCTTTAATGTGTCATCGACGAGCTGAAAATTAATACCTGTATCTTTCATGATATGGTTCATGACTTCTTTGAGCAGGGCTGATTTGAAGCCTTTTTCAATAGGTTTTTGCTGTTTAAGCTGAAACATGTCATCTTCACAGGTTAATTTTACAGGATTTTTAGTGTCGATATTTTTGATGATCCCCGAAAAACGTAGCTTCAGGTCATCATCATAACCTAACCTGATACTGATTTTATCCCCTCTTTTGATAGGTAATCCACTGTAGGTATCTTTGTTGATCTGCCATTTGATTTTTTTGGGAAGCTCTATTTCGCAGGTGTCGGTTAAATTACTCACATCACTTACGATAGTACAATTCACCAGTGAATTAAATTCCCAGCTCAATTTTTCTCCTGTAATCTGAGTGATGGTGATTTTACTGCACAGTCTTAACATCTTGCTTTTCTTTTAATAGGATTTCATAAGTAGTATCAGATAACATGGTAATTGAAATACTCTGACGGTTACTGTGTGTTTCCTGGGTCAGCGAAAATTTTTGAATGACTGCCGAGTTGATTCCGAAGTAGGCTAAAAAATCACTGGTTACGGTGAGGGACTCTTTAATTTTCAGAAATTTATTTAGCCTTTTTATCTGGTCTGTAGGATATGCTTTAGAAGCGGCACTTAAATCACCTTCTTTGTAGTTAGTGATTCCGGCTGCGATACCAATAGTATAATCTCCCTGTGCTACATACTCCTTGATGGTCCCATCCCTGCCTTGTAAAGCTGTAGAAATGATGTTTTTCTCCAGGTTGACAGTGATGATACATTCTTCGAAAACGAAACTGCCAATTTCGGCATCATGGTGTTTCAATTCCAGGGAAGTAATCCAGGAAGTACCTGTTAATTCTTCTACTGATTTGAAGTCGGGCTTATCCTGGTCTTTGACTCTGAAAGGTTTGGCCTGACTGAAACGAAATAGCAGGTTTTGTGCAGTACCCACTGCGAGTTGTTGTGTATTGGGTAATTGAATAGGGCTCTCCATTTTATTGTGCTTTTACAAGTGAGAAATCTGCTACAGCGGTAAGTAGGGCTTCTTTAACCAGGGTGGTTATAGTTTCTTTACTCATGGTTGTACCATTTTGATTATAGATATTCAGGTTTTCGACAAGTTTGGTAATGTTCAGATTTCCTACGTTTTGAGTCGAGTTTGTTGTTTTACCCGATGTCTGTGTATTCATCACTTGTGTCGCAGCAACACCACCAATAGGACTCAACGCGGGCATTCCCGGTGTTTTTGGAAGTGCAAAACCTGTAGCCAGAGGCATATCTTTAGTGCCGGTTTTCTTTCCTTCACCTTTCTTTTCCTCCTCTTTTTTCCTTTGATCGCTATCAAAGCTTTCACCTCCTTTTTTACTGCCTTCCTGGGCTGCAACTTTGAGATCTTTCATCCCGTCAGTTGTGAAAATCTTGTTCCAGATTTCTTTGATTGGTTTGATCAGATTCATGACTTTATTCATGATCCGGTCAAATAAATCGGTAATCCAGTCCCAGATTCCACTGAACGCATTTCGGATTGGATCGATAAGTACCTCTTTGATCCAGCCTGCGAAAGAACTGAAAGTGCCTATGATCCAGTTCCAGACACCACTGGCGAAACCTAGAATACTGCCGAATACATTGCTGATTAAATCCCAGATGCCACTAAAGAATGATGTGAATATTCCCCAAAGCCACTGAATGCCATCACTAATAGTGGTCCATACACTCACAATCACATCTCTGACTATATTGAATGTACCGATGAAAAAATCACCGATAGCTTGTCCGATGGGTAGGAGTACGGAGTTCCATAACCACTGTAATCCATTACCAATTGCATTCCATACAACCTTGACAGTTTCCCAGATTTGGATGAATACACTGCTGTATAATTCCCAGATAAATCCAATGATGGGTTTAAGTGCGAATTCCCATAACCTGGAAACAAATAGGCCGATATTGTAAAAGACTGCTTTGGCAACCTCCCAGATGCTGAATAGAATCTCTCTGAAACGTCTGGAGTTATCCCACAATAATTTGACTGCAACAACAACGGCGACAATAGCGGCAATAATCCATCCAATACCTGGAATACTCATTATAGCTGTCCCAACTCCGGTTAAGGCCGGAATAATGTTCTTTATCCCTGAACCTATGGTGCTGATTACTCCACCTAATCCATTCATGCCTTTTCCGACATTATCTACAAGTCCGCCCAGGGTACCCATACCTTTGTGTATAGTCTCCATAACTTCTCCAACGCCACCCAGGTTCTCGCCAATACTGGTCATAGAACCACCGACGTTACCCACCACACGACCTATTGTTCCTGCTACGCCACCCATGCCTTCCATTGATGTGCCCAGGCGACCCATCAGGTCACCCACGTCACCCATGGTACTACCCAGATTGGTAGAGAGTTCGCCCATACTGCCGGATACCTGACCCATAGTGCCCATGACATTGCCTACATTGCTGGTTACTGTACCCATTTTATTTACAAAAAGGCCCAGGCGGTCAACTGAATTACCGACATAACCGGTAATGCCCTGACTTTGTGCTGCAATCTGGTTTACCCTGAAGCGCATGTCTGCAGTACCATCTGCTTTTAACGGCCCGGATTGAATCCTGGTTGCAGACAATATATCTTTTCCAGCTTTCATAGCATCGGAAAAGCTTTTGCCAAGAGTTTTAAATGAATCTGAAGCGGTGTTCAGGTTAGTGGTGAGTTTTGTTAAGGAGAAAGAATCCTGGAAATCGACCATAGCTTTAGTCGTTTTCTGAATTGTCTGTTCAATCGTATTCAGACCCTTTTTTATATTCTCAAAAACAGGGTCGCCATTGGTAGTGAAGTTAATAGGAAAGATTATGCCGCCGTCTGCCATGTTGGAATATTGTTTTGTTTATTTTGATATGATAATTGTTTTGTATTCAGGGTTATAGCTGATGTGAAAGCCGGGGTAAAGGCTTTGAGACGAATACCCCTAGGCTCCAAACATCACTTTAAATAATTCTGCCTGATTTTCGAGCCGCCAGCGCTCCAGCCATTGTGCCTGGGCATGTAATTTTGCCCATTCACTTAACTGGAGCCTTTCCGGATCGACACTGAAATTTGAGCGGATTAGTGCATCGCCCTGCCACCTTCCGGTGTCTGTTTTGCTATGTTCAGGCCCGCCATTAAGCGAGCCTACAAGTTTTTTACGGTAACATTGAAAGAGTTCATGTGCTGCGCCAGGCATTCTACTGCTTTTAACTTTAAGAAGTCGCGCTGACTTAACTCAGGATCTGAAGCAACTACGCAATTGTCAAACAAGGAAATTGTACCTTTAATGGCGTTCTTCTCACCAACTGCACCTGTAGCTTCCAGCGTCTTGAAATCTGGTTCTTTGAATACTGCCTGGTAGGTTGTTCCAGCCTGCTGTACTTCTCCTAAGATTAAGAAACCGTGTTTTTCTTTCAATTGCAGGATCTGAGCATCAGTAAGGCCGCAGATCAGTTTTTCATTGTTTTCCATAATTAGATGCTCTTGTTTACGATGTGTGAAAGGATTAATTCTAACTCGACTTCTTTGCTCATATCGCCTTCTTTCCAGTCAAACGCGTTCTTTTTGAATTCGCAGTTTTTTAAGACATGCGTAACCAATGGCCCTGCCTCTGGCTGATAGTTTACGGTAATGCTGAATGGTGAGATACCATGCAACTGACCTTTGGGTGCCTTCGCTTTTAAAGCGAAAACAGTTCCTGCCAGGAGGGTGATAGAGGCTGTGGTTGAAACCCGGCCATAACCACGGCTTACTGGATTTCTGCCTGCGCCATAGATGTTTTCTTTTTCCATGACTTCCTCATACTTGATGGCTCTGATACCTGTTAACGGTACTGCGTCAATATTGACAACGATATCTGCCCATCCGTATTCTCTACCGTTAATTAATGGCTCTAATGTGATTCCCATTTTTATTTTACTTTTGAAGTGTTAAACCAATTTTTACTGTTATTTCTCTTAAGGTGCCTACTGGAACCAGTTTTAATACGACCTCTAGATTTGAAGTCTTCAGGATTTGTTGTGCAGGATTGATATATACCTTATAACCACTAACTTCACCATCTCTGACCATCTGGTCTAAAGCCTCATCACAGATAGATTCTAATGCTGATGCAGTTGTGGCTTGTATCATTCCGGTATCAGGATCAACATATGCCGGGCCCGAAACCTTAGGTAAAAGGACTCTGTTAACTTCTCTGATCGCCTTATCAATGGTTCTGTTATTCTCGATAAAGGCAAAATCACTGGTTAGTGGTTCTGCGGCGAAACTATCGTTTAAGTAAGAACCTGTAATCCCGGTATATTTAGTACCGAACAGGTAACCTTTATCATGAATTGAATCCAGTTGTGAAGGAGTATAATCTTCGATTTTTGACCCATCTGCGAAACCAAGGATATCTAATTCTCTGGCTACTTCTTTGTTATCGGTTTCTGCCTTAGGATAGGCTGTAGATACCAGGTTTTGTTTTTCAACCCAGGCGATTGATTCCTGTACTTTTGCTTTAGATACACAACCTAATACAGCTCCGATACAAGAAACCGAAGGGTTTGTCTGAGCTAAGAATTTACCTTTCCCGCCAGCATCCTGACCCAGTACTACACTGACGCGATCCGCATTAAACAGATGCAGGTTTGGCAATGCCGGAATGTCAATTGCCTTTATGCCTACAGAAAGTAACAAACTCAAAGGAATGTTTCTTTTGCCCAGGTCCAGCGCAATTTGCTGTAATGTTGCGACCGAAGCTGTTAGGGTATTTGCACCTGATTCGAAATCGCAAACAGCTAATTGTCTGATATTGCCTTCGGCAAAATTTTGTAAGTTTTTAACCTCTGTAAATTTGCCGTCTGTATTTAATACACCCTGGATGTATAATTTGGCACCTTCATTGATTCTGAAAAACTCCTGTACATGATAAAAAAGTACTGGATTGGAAGCGGATATTGCATCTGCTTCTTTTACGCTCAGAACTAATTTTTTCTCTACATCCGGTTCGCCGTAGACGATAAGTCCGCTAATGTGGTCGTTGCCTGAAAGCTGTCTCGCAAGCCCGCCGTTTTCTCTGATGAATTTTACACCGTTCATTTAGTTGTTCTTTATTGTTTTTTGAATTGTTTTGTTTTTTAATCCCTGAGCATGATTTTGGGCAAATTTTTCCAGGTAGAACTGGTTGCCGTCACTGGTTTGGTAATAGACATCCAGTTTAGGATGAAGAGCGAATAGCTCCTCCGATGTCTCTTCTACCTTGTCGGCAGGAGTTCCTTTGTTTCGTTTTGCCATGTTGACTGTTTAATTATTGTTTAAAATTCTATGAAGTTGTAAGACAAGCCAAGGCCCAGTGCAGGTGAAAACTGTCCCTTTGAGAAATTATAGTAATAGCCGGCGGTTAAACTCAATCCCAGACGCGAAGGTTTAGGTGAGGCAATGCTTAATGACTGCATTCCGTTAATGGAAATCCTTTTGTCCGGACTCAGGATATCGGTGTACTGTACATAAGGAGAAAACCAGTTCTTGCGTTTCTTATAGTCCTGACGTAATAATTTGATCTGGTAGCTGATGTCAAATGTGCCACCAAGCGTATCAGGATTGAAACTGGCTGTTAAATAGTCATCATGATAGACATAGTGTTTGTTCTGGAGGCTATCAATGATACGTGTGGCTCTTAGGGCAGTAGTTTTTAATTCTGCATTCACCAAAGACGCCTGTTGCAGTTTTTTTGTTTTATCCAGATTATCCAGCCTTAAACTGTCCAGTACTGACTGGCTGACTGGTAATTTACTAATGTCGCCGTCACCTATAATAGCAGCTCTTCTTTCCATAGTGACAACTGCATAACCCTTTTGGTCAACTGCTCTGGCTAATACTTTGGCCGCAGTTTTAGCTTCATCAATCAATGCGAGTGGTTTAATTTCAATGGCTGGTTTCGGTAGGTCTACCTGTTTCCATAGTCTGAAACCAAGCCAGGCGATCAGGATGACTGCTATGGTTAATGCCAGTTGTAAGCCGTTTATCTTCATTTTTTTATTAATTGATGGTTTATCTGTTTTTATACCTGCTGATAGCAGTACTGTCTACCTTCTTTTGTATCTGGAGGTTAGCTGATCTTTCTATTAAATAGGCATTGAAAACCTCATCTTTTTCTTTCCGCTCTGCTTTGACCATGTTTTCAAGCTGTTCAATCTTTTTTGAGCAATCTTCCTTTGCTGTATTGGCATCAAATCGCTCGGTCATAATTACGCTCACCAATACCAGCGTAATTACATATAGTGCATAAGCAAATGGTGTTTGGGCAATCTCTGTTAAAGAGATTTTTTCCAGACTTTCTTGTATATTTTCCAAGGGCTTTGTGATTTTTAAACTTCATTTTCTGAGAATGTTCCGGTAGTTGTAAGTCTTATTTTTTTTACAGTTTCCGGTCTGTTTTTAAAGGCCAGTCTCCGGCAGGCTACCAGTCTGGCCTTGTCTATCCATGCCAGGCCAACTGCATTACTCTGGTTGCCTCCGTATACCAGGAAGGCCTGATCGTTTTCACCACAGTAAAAGCCAACATGACCGCCTCCGGGACGTTTGAATACCAGGATGTCATTGAATGCTTCTTTTCCAGGATTAATGCCGACTCCCCAATTAGACCATTCCAGGGCAGCCAGTAGTTTACTACCTACGGTTTGATATCCCGCCCGCTGAACACAGATTCCAACAAACAGGCCACACCAGGGAATATCATCATTGGTGTACCAGCCCGAAACACCTACTTCTTTAGCCCATTTTAAGATGTCCGGATTACTATCTTTTCCAGGGATCTCGAGCAGACCGTAATGTTTGCGGGCCTCCATCCATATCAGTGGAGATTTGAAACTGTCAAGCCAGTTGAATTTTTGTGGTAATGCTTTCATATCTCTTTTTTATCTTTTCCATTTGAACAGGGTAGGGTTAAGCGGGCGGCACGAAGCCTTCCCGCCATTTTGAACCTGTTTAATTAACCCTATTTACCGGAGGCTGTCAGCAGCTCCCCTTAATCTCGAAGTACTTTATTTTAATGACAGATGATGGCACCAAAACATTGTTCAGAATGCACAGATGTTTTGAATTCATTCGCATTTTGCAGATGAATTTTTAGGTCGGTAAACCTTTGCAGAATTTGTGCGGCATCTGTTATTTTGTCGTACTTATAAGGACAAAGGTGAAGCATTTTTTGAGGCTAAAAAAATCGGGAATCAGTCATTGTTTTTGTTGTAACAATTTTTGTATCAAATAGATACAGTCATTGATCGACGTTTTTTTTTAACCTTATTTTTCGTTGAGATTTGAGCTTATAAACTATTTGATATGAAGGATTTGATCTTAAAAAACAACGAAAAAAAACAGGCAAATAACACAGTTAGAGCTTCAGTTTTAAAGCAGGTGAAAAGGGAGGCAGCAGATAAGCCTTTACAGGTCGCTGAAAAGGAAACAGGAAGCTCCGTTCCGGAGGTCTATGATTTACTCGAAGCAGAGGATATTGCAGGATCACTGACTGAAGCCAGACGCTATTTTGAAAGTGATCGTGCCAGGGTGAAAGAATCTCGTTTTACAGAAGAAAATACACTGATGGAAGAGGGATTCGAAGATTGGTTCTTTTAAAAAAAGAAAGCCTGTTTTGCAACATAGGAGGGATGCTGTAAAACAGGCTTGTCATGGAGACTGGTTGATATCAGGAAGCGTAATTGCCTTCACCTTTTAATATCGCCCTGACTGTACGCGGACTGATATAAAATTTGGTCGCTGTTTTTTCCTCCAGCGCATCCAGGCGCCATTCAGGTTTTTGCTTTGCAAGCTCTTCAAAATACATTTTAACAGCTTGATTTCTGGGTTTGAATTGTTGTTTTGCCATCTCTACAAAAGTACATCAGACAGGGGGCTGAAGGATGGAAAAGTTATTCAACAAAAAAGCCCCAGGTTGATGGAGCTTTTTGGTGAAACAGAGAATTTAATTGGCTTTTAAGGCAGATAAAATGCATTTTGAATATTTTTTGAATTCATTTATTCAATTATTTTATTTCATATTTCTGGTTTTAAAGGTCGGTTTCTAGTGTATTTCTACTTTTTCACTCATTAAAAGAATAAAATTTAAAGGCTGGAAAAGTTCAATTCCAGCCGGTCCCATTTTCCAGCTTCATTCTTCACCTTAAAATCGTAAGCAAAACCTTTCAGGGTAATGCTGTAACTCTCTCTTAAGAGATGTAAGCCTTCTGTCCAGCGGATATCATCAAATTTGTTTTCGTGCTGCATCAAACTGAAGACTTTGGCATATTCGAGGTCTCCGTTCTGATTACGCTCCAGGAAACTCAGCAGGATTTCAAATAGTTTTACATCACGTTTTTTAACTGCATCTCCAAGAAAATCTTTGATGAGCCCTATGGCTTTACCAGCTCGCTCATCCCATACCGGATCGGTATCCCTTCTCCTGGTAATTCGTTTATCTCCGGCTTTAGAGGTTAAACTGAAACCACCTTTGCTGGTTGCCGGGATTAAACCATAACTGGCTGTTTTTTGTGCCTGTTTGGCCATTATCTGATGAACTTTTGTCTTAAAGCGCTGAATCACGGACTGTATAACGAGTGCTTCATTGATTAAGTCTGTAATGTCAGTGTCGCGCTCTGTTTCGTAATGAACCCTGGCTCTGGCTCGTACCGCTGCATCCTGCTTTTTACGTGCAGCAAGTAGGGTTTCTAACTGATGAATACTTAAGTCTGTGGTGTGTATTGCCATTATTTCCATCTTATTTCCTTTTAGTGATTCTTAAATGTTGTGTGTCATATACAAAAAATTGCTCCTGCGTATCAAAACGTTTAATCTTAAGGCCTGGGCCTGCTGTTGTTTCTTCGCCTCCGGTAACCTCACCAATAGCCAGGAAATGAGGGTGATGTTCATTGATTATCTTTACTTCGCTTCCTGCGTAATAAGCAATCATTTTATCCAGTTTAGTATGCATAGTTCAGGTGTTAATAATTACTAGTTCAGGCAGTTCTTTTTTTACTTTTTCTATTTTTCTCAGAAATGCGCGGTCGCGGCTTTCTGTGAGTTCCTTGAAGGTTTCCAGACCATAATGTACAGTCGTGAAATTTCGTCCGCCTATCAGTGGACCTATTTGTTTGAGGGTTAAAAGCGCGTGATATTTTAACAGGTAAAAGATGATGAACCTGGCCTCCGAATATTCCCGGTTACGGTTTTTACTGATTACATTACGCGGTTTTACTTCCAGTGCTTTGCAAACCGATTGGATGATGATAGGAATGGGGCGGGTGTCTGTTTTAAAGTCTCTTTGTGTTTTCATGATATTATGTTATGGTTGTCAGGTTAATTTTAATGCTGCATTTCTAACCCCTTTTTCCCAGATTGTGAAAGGATGATTTCCTCCGAAGCGGCTTCTTACCTGACCGGTAAAGCTTTTCACAAGGATTTTGATGTCAGCATCGTAACGGATTTCATCTGCTACTGCCCCTTTTGGTAAATCGCCTTTGGCATGGCTGATAAAGACAAAGAGCACTTTTGGGAATTGATTACGCAAACTGATATATTGATTAACTGTAATCCTGAAGTACTGGAGACTATCAATAATGACGATCTTTGGACTTCTTTTCCTTGACAGTCTGGCACAGAGTTCTTCATAACCTTCTGTTTCAAAACCAAACTTAGAACCTACGGCCTCCATATGGTTGTCTTCCAGTGCCTGACGGAAACTTAAGCGGCTTCTTTCTTCAAGCGTATTGTAAAACACTTTGCCAAAGCGGCACAGATATTTGGCTAACTGAAGGGCAAAGCGGGTTTTCCCATTACCGCTATCACCCCATATGAGCCAGGTGCCATTGGTTTCGGGGATGCCGAAACTATCTTTAAATTCTGCTTCAAAAGCAAATGTTTTGAAGCGCTGATTCCTCAGATCGGTCAGGTTTTTAGCTTTTTTTATAATGATTTCGTTTGTGTTCATATCAGGCCATTCGTTTACGGATTAAAAAATATTTATCTATTTCGCGTCTGATTTTTCTTAAATCACCTTCACAGAGATGAAAGGAATGGTTGATGAAATCCTGGTCATCGACACCATTAGCCAGGCAAATCATGGCGACATCTTTTTCTGCTACATCATCGAGGTAGATAAAAGTCTTTCCTATACGGGAGTAGAATTCCTTGTAACCTGTTTTATCAAACTGACAACCCCGCAGGATTCGTTTTTTTAATGCAGGAACACCTGAAACGAGGAAACCACAATACCGGTCCAGATCATTATAGAAATCCATAAATAAATCCAGTGCGGCATCATTCAGTTTGTCTAGCTGATCAATGATTACCAGTGGCTTGTGAAGGCTTCTTAAGTGAGTAATGAAACGCTCAACAAGTTCATCCACAGCTCCTTTATCTTCCAGCCCTGAGGCCTTGCACAGGCTTTTCAGGTAAATTTTTCGGGTCCAATAGCTTTTACACTCCAGGTACACGACATTATCCATGCTACGTTCATAGTATTTGTAGCTATGACTTTTTCCGGCACCTGCGTTGTGAGATATAGCCACGCTGATACTTTGTTCCTGTGCATTTTTCATCAGGTTCTGAAGCATCTTAAAGTTTTTGGTGTCAGCAGTGTTCCATCCAAAGTCGATACGAAGATTAACCTGCAGTTTACGCCACATATCATCGGCGATCATTTCCCATTTGTGGTTGATGATCTGGCTAATGGTTCCCGGAGAGATCCCCAGTCTTTTAGCTACTTTGTATTGACTAGCCTTTTTACAGATTTCGTTCAATTCTGCTGCAATACTTTGTTTTTGTTCATTTTTCATAGGTATGGGTTTTCTGATCTTACATTCTGAGTAAAACTTCATCTTCTTCGGCATCAACTTTTTGCTGCTGTTTTTTGGGCATGCTGCCTTTGAATTTTATATTGAGCTCCTGTGATTCAATGAATGCGGAAGGGCTGTAACCTGATCTGGCTATTAATGCTTCGAACGCAGTTTTATCACGCTTGTACTCGATATCTCTGACCGCATAATCCCTGGCCCAGCTCATTTTGTCATCTGCCTGCATCAGTACCGGGATATCTATATGTTTTCGTTTGGGTTCTGCAAAGGCAACAAATACTTTTTCCTGATGAGCATTAAGCTCACAGAGCTGGATATATACGTCCATTGCATCCGGATCATAACGCACGATGAATTTTTTACCAACGTATTTGCGACGGAATTCTATGTCTATATTGCCATCTCCATCGTATACTTCATATTGATACTGGGTATGGCTAAGCCATAAGGTTAGTCCTTCTTTTTTATAAGTAATAGGTTTCTGGCTTTCTGTTACCCATAGATGTTGCATAATCTCCTGCAGGGATAGCTGTTCTCTCAGTGACATTGGATGCTGGTACATCTCGTCACGGCTTTCTTCGAAATGCGGGTGTTTTCCTGAGTTCCATTGGTTTACTGCCATCTCCCAGGCCGGGGAGAGCTCTTCTTTACTTTTTAAATGATGTTTGTGAGCGGTGATAAAATCTGTATTTGGTTGATGATCTTCTTTTTTTACCCGGATTCCCTGCCCGTCTGAGAACCAGAATTTAGTGATCACCTGCTGCTGAAAACGATTGAACAGTTGTTCAGCAGGGTTGTTCTTTGCACCAGCACGGTGTGCATGATGGCATCCTCCTTTGAGCGCTACCAGGTCGTTATAGAATTCCTGCATCCGGGTCATTTTATGCCCACTCTGGTTGTCATACGTTAATAAATATGGCCGGCATTCAGCTTGTTTAACAGCCATTTTAATAGCTTTGAAGTGATCAGTATGATCCTCTGTCTCACTCAGGCTCCATCCAATGATCTTTTCTGAGTACACATCAAAAAGAACATTTATTCTGAGTTTAGAAGCCATTTTATGACCAGTAGTATGGTCAAAATGAATCCAGTCTAGTTTAGTTCCGTCAATTGCCCAGTAAACATTAGGGAACCAGTTTGATTTATCACGACTGAGGGTATGCTGGAATTTATTTTGCCAGGCTTGTTTTCCATGACGGGCAAGTGTCCATATCCTTTCTTGTTCGGGTTCGTAAAGCCAGTGATAAAGGCCACTCTCAGCAAGTTCAGGCCAGTTTTGTTCCAGACGACGGAGATTATATTTAGCCAGTACCATGGGAATGGTCAATTTTATAGGTAAAGCATAGTGGGATAAGATAAAATCTGCCACTTCCCCACGGATCTTTGCTGTATTCTGATTGCCTTCACCTTTATGGATGAATATTCCGTAACCCTCTTTTAAGTAATTTTCGTATTTTTCTTTCAGGCGTTTTGCTGCTCCTGGAAGGGTATGGTTCCACTTGTTTGTATCCAGTTTGTTTACGGCCTCACTGATATTCTGCCAGATCCTGGTTTTGCGTTTTCCAAACATTTTTCCGGTCATTCCACGATCTTCAAATACGAGTTGAACAGCATTTAAAATCCAGCAGTTGATAGATTTCTGTCTTTGTTTCGGTTCTGCTAAAGGTCTGCCTTCTGGTGTCCGGTGATTGCTGAAAAAAGCAGAAGCCTTGCTATCGGGAATTATAAAAGGCTCTAGTAGATTAATGACCACAGTTTCTTCGGGCCGGCCAATTTTGTCCAGACAAACAGATTTGATTTCATGCGGCAAATCAGCATAACTTAAAAAGGCTTCATTTCCCAGGCCTTTTCCCTGCTGTGTTCTGATCAGTTGTTTTCTGTCACACTTTTTTTTATAAGTATCATAAGACATGAGACTCCAGTCCTGATAAAGTAACCTGGCAGGTATCGAAAGGATGTTGTTTTTGTACTGATACATGGTTTTTTGTGGGTGATTTGTTTACTGATTGAGTGCGTGTGTTAAGGTTTCTTTCAATTTGTGATCGATTGCTTTATATTCGTTCATAATCTTGTCTGAGAACAGGCTTTTCCGGTCTCCGCAAAGACACATACGCACATACCGGATTGTTATTCCATGTTTTAATGCCAGCTCATTTATAACCTGATGATTGTATTTGTTCCTTTTTTCTTTACTTTTGTTCATTGTGGCAGTTGTTCGTTTAGGTGGAACAAATATGCACACGTATCGTGTTCAAATGCAAATAAATATTCACAAAATGAAGATAAATTCTGATAAGTCATTCATCCTTAGTCAAATAAAATCTCACTATAATTTTAAAAATGATGCTGATTTCGCCAGATATCTGGAAATAAAGCCAAATACTTTGTCCAACTGGCATAGCCGTAACACAATGGATTATGAATTGATAGTCACAAAATGTGTTGATATTGATGCCAACTGGTTACTAACTGGCCAGGGGGATATGCTGAAAAGGGAAGGACAGGAAGTTACAGTTAGAAAATTACATACAGATCGTTTAATGGATACACAAAATATCCCGCTTTACGATGTGCAGGCAAGTGCTGGTGTAATTGAGCTTTTTGGACAAAACAGACTGAAGCAAATTCCAATAGATTATATCAGAATTCCAAAGCTGCCTAAATGTGATGGAGCTTTGTATATTACAGGTGACAGTATGTATCCGTTGCTTAAATCTGGTGATATTGTGATGTATAAAGAAATCAAAGATATTGCTCATAATATCATCTGGGGAGAGATGTATCTTACTTATCTGGAATACAATGGGGATGAGTTCTTTTTTACAAAGTATCTTCAGAAATCTGAAAAGGAGGGGTATGTGCGGTTTGTTTCCCAAAATCAGCACCATCAGCCTATTGAATTTCCACTCCATGCGATTAAATCATTGGCTATGGTCAAGGCATCAATCAGAATAAATTCACAGTTGTAGAGGTTGTTTTGGTTTAATAGTCTGTCTATTAGTTGTTTGTGTTTGTTTTGATGCCATTTCGTACTGTCTTTACGCCTGTGTTATAAGTGTTTTTTCGGTATTTAAAGCAGGTAATTGAGCTGTTTTGGTGGGGTTTAACGGGATGTTTTTTTTAGTTTTTTGTCTCTCTAATAGTCTCCCTTTGTGGTACTTTAAACATGAAAAATGAGAGTCTTGTTGAATGGTGATCAGATCTCTGAACTATTGCAGGACATTTTGTTTGTTTGCTCTGAAGTATTGAAAGTAATTCAAGCCATTGAATGATAATGATTTATTGTGTTTTTGTGAATCACTGGAATTGAACATTTCGTTTTGGGGTTTATAATAGCTAAGGATTATGATTACTGACCCTTGTCATTTACGCTGTAGCGTCGTACCTTCATCATTTAAACGGAGAGATATATGAATACAGAAAAAGCCATTCTTGCCGGCGGTTGCTTTTGGGGAGTAGAGGAACTTATCCGCCATCAGCATGGTGTAATTTCAACGATTGTTGGATATACAGGAGGGGATGTTCCTCATGCTACATACCGGAATCATGGAACACATGCCGAAGCCATTGAAATCACATTTGATCCTGCAAAATTAGCATATCGTACATTACTCGAGTATTTTTTTCAGATTCACGACCCAACTACACGGAACAGGCAGGGGAACGATATAGGTACTTCTTATCGCTCTGCCATCTTCTTTATGGATGAAACACAACGTGAAACCGCAGAGAAATTAATTGAGGAAATGAATGCTTCTGGTAAGTGGCCAGGGAAGGTTATTACAGAAGTAGTTCCTACAGCTGATTTCTGGAATGCAGAGGAAGAACACAGGGATTATCTGCAGAAACATCCATATGGATATACCTGCCACTTCGAAAGACCAGACTGGAAGTTAGACTAG